ATTCTTTTTTGGCTTGTGCAAAAATTGGCGCGGTTGGGATTGTTGCCTCAACTGCTGGTGCGGTTACTTCTGACATGGGTTCTATCTCCTGTTCTGGGACTACTTCTTCATTTAACACTACTTCTTCTGGCTCTTGGTGGATACTCGCTGCGACGGTAGCGATGTTGGCCATGTCACCAAAAGCGCCGATCGGAACGAGTGACAACTCTGTCCAATCCGCTGCTTCAATAATCATGGTTCCTGCTTCGTCGTATGAGAACTTGGTTGGGTTCACACCAACGGATACTTGGTCAATCGTGCCGTCCGAAGCCATAACCAAAGCGTCGTTGCCGAGGCTGGTTGCGCTGATCTTGGCGCTGAACATCATGCCCTGCTCGGTATCTACGCGCTCGGTCACAACACCAACTGGCATGCTTGCGTCGTGGTACATGAACAAGCGTGGTGCTTTGCCCTCGACTGGCAATGAGCCTGGACGGAAGATTACAGACGTTCCATCCGACACGGTTGCCGGCACGTTGTAGGGAACGGCGGTTCCGCTGATGGTGCGTCGTGGTGCGTCGCCTTTGGCGGCGTCAAGTGTGAACTCTCCTGAAATTAATTTGATCATGATGCGATCTCCTCTTGCGTATTTTCATTTATGTTTACATCAGTTCTGTCCATGGTGTCGGCCATAAAGTTTTCTTCTAAGTATTCATCGGCATCAAACTCGACGTATGTTCCGCGCGGTAGCACATTGTCCATTGACAAAGCACCAGCGATTGCGTCTGCATACAATTTTACGCCAAATAAGTACAAGTCGGCGCGCGCTTGTTGTGATGACTGGTATGAATAAGCGCCAGTAGCAACGCCGACCAAATATGGTGGCACGTTTGCCAAGCGCGACATTTCCAAAGCTTGATATTGCGATGCTTCAATGAGCAACATTTTGTCAGGCGTTGAATTGGTCTCGGTGTAAGACAAGTATTCGTTAAGCGCTGCAGTCTGATTAGTTGCGCGCGCAGCGTTAAACGCCGACGCCAAATCAGCAAGTTCTTGCGCGCTAAGTGGCTCGCCACCAGTTTGCTTAAGTACTCCTGCAGGGATGCTTGACGATGCGTTGCGATTACGAGCTGCTTCAAGTTTTAGTGCGGTCTCAATAGCACCAGGTGCCGAGTAGATCAAACCTTGCGCTGGAGACAAGAATTGCACAAGGTTGTATGGGTCAATTTCTCCACCTTGAAAGTACACCTGCGATGACGGGGCAAACCAAACAGGGCCAGCCATGTCGGTCGTAGTAACGGAACCTGCAGGTAGTCGAGTGAATGATGCCGGGTATCCGTCGGCGGTGCGTGACGTGATGTACCAGAATGCGCGCCCAAACATCATCAAATCATCAAGAGTCCAGCTCATCAAAAATTGGAACGACACAGTCGGGTCTGGTCGGCGTATCCATGAACGTGGCGCGATGTACACTTTTTCCATTTCATCGCCGTTCCACATTTCGTTGTACATTTTCAACGGCATTGAACCAATAACAGATGCCATGAGATCGCGCGCACGGTTGATTGTTGGGACGCTGATTGCCGCGTTGCGTGCTTCGCCTTCGCGATAGGTGTAGTACTGGCCGATCATGTTGACGCCAACATTTGACGATGAATAGCCTGGAGCAAAACCGCCTGCAGCTGCAGCCTTGCTTGGCGCTGGGCTTATTGCTGCTTTTTTGGTTTTGTTAAAAATCGCCATGTTCCTACTTTGTCATATAAGTGGCAACCGCGCATGACTTATCCGATTCCGACAAAAGGCAAGGTGCGCGGTCGCCGCGTTTATCTTAGTTATTTACCGCAACAAGCATGGGTTTACCAGAATTGACAGGACGGGCACACATGCCAATACCCCAGACCATTGTTCGCGCCAATTCAATAGGCCCAGGTGATCGCTTGCTTGATAGCACGATTGTGTTGTCGGTGCGAACAGCAACGGCGCGCTGGACATGTTCTGCTAACAATTTTTCTCCCGTGTGTAACAGTCGCGCTTCGGCGATCATGTTTTTGGCTAGCGGTGTGAACCGTCCAAGTTCCGCATAACCAACAACGACTCGGCGGCGCTCGATGTTTGGCGGGCAGGTTGCGTCCACGGTCGGCGACAAGGCAAACCTGATCGCGGGGTCTTTGGCTAGTTCTTGCACGTTGTCCCACAGCTCTGTGATTGATTCGGCGATGAACGCGACGGTGACAAGCACCCGACCGTCTAACAGGTTGACGCATCTGGTCGCGCTATATCGAGAGTCGTCCAGCGACGATTCGATCGCCACAACCCCACCGCTAGGGATGTCCCCCGTGTATTCCAACGACGGCCAACGCCCTGGCTCAATCCAACCGCGCACAACACTTACCCAAAGGTTGAGACTTGCTCGCAGAAATGACGCGCGATCAGGGTTGGTTGACTCTTGCCTAATTGTGTCCATGTCCAACGTGTGACCAAGCGCAGGATTACCCCACGCCCATGACGCAGGATGCAAAGGGTCAAGGCTTGGGTCAGGCGACCATTCGGCCATGTACATCGTTGACGGTTCGCCTTTGTCAATTGCTCGAATGCCCGCTTCTCGCCACCTTTGGAAAAGTACCGATTCCTCGGTACCAGCTGTGCTGAAGAAACACGCCAAGGGATTTTTTCGTGCGCGCTGTGCCGGCAACAGACCGCCTTCAACCGAGTCAGGGTTGACGTCAAACAACTCGTCAACGATTACCAAGTCAATGCTCATACCGTGACCTTGATTTGGCTTTAACGCTTTGACCCACCACTTGCTGCCGTCTGGCATCGTGGCTTGATAACGGCCATACGACTTAACAATTTTGGCGCCGTAGTACTCCTCAAGAATTGGTGCGAGATCATCAAACAACAAGCAAGCCAAATCCAATCGGTGCGCGCCAGATACGACGGTTTGTTTACCGCCTCGAATCTTTGGCATTTCCACAAGCCAAAACAGAATGAGCGCCTGAATGATTGTGGTCTTACCGTTCTGACGCGCAACCGAAACAAGGCTCGAACGATGCACAAACTTCTGATCAGCGTCAACCGCCAACATCCCTTCAAGAGCATGTATTTGCCACGGCATCAAATCAATCTGCAGCACCTTCTTAGCCATGTCCCCCACAAGCCCAGCTAGTGATCCGGCATGGTCTGGAATGATCGTTTCCAATCTCGGCCGATCATGGCCAGTTGGCGCTGGTTCAGGCTGATCTTGGCTGGTTGCGACAAAAACATGGTTGGGGCTCGGGGGCATTTGGTTTGCATATAAAAAATCGTTTATTGCTTTTTCTCTTGCGTGTTTTGCGTTGGCTAGTTTTTTGTTTCGGTATGTTGCTCCGCGCGCAGAGTTACAACTTTTACATGAGGCAACGTAGCCATCCTCGAGCGTGCCACCTTTATCACTCTCAACGAGATGATCTAACTCGCAAGCAGGATTCTTTTTGCACCAATGGCAGATAGGTGAGTCGCGCAGTAGTTCAGCACGTGCCTGTTTGTAAATCGCTGTGTCGTGTTCAGTTAGTTTGCGTGTCATGCTCGCGCGCTTCGCTTGCGCTGACGCGGCGCTTGCGCGCCTTGTCCTCGGTCTGTGTGAGTTGTGTTTGTTGTCGGGTTCATGTCGGTGCTTTCTTTGTTTGTTAACTGTATGTCATTTGGTAGGTCAAGAGATGTGTGAATGCTCCACCCACCAGATTGCCCAACCTGGTTCCCTTTGCACTCACTAGCCGATTATGTTTACGGCTCGCCTCGACGCTTTGCCCGTTTCATTTCGTCTTGCATGATTCGGGGCGCGCCGATCTACCCACGTTGCCGTGTGTCACCAACTGCCGTGCGAATGGCTTAGGTCGTGCTACTAGCCGATTGTTTACATTCTTGGGTTGCTCAAGGTGTAGAGAATGTACTCCATGTCACTTGGTTTCCATACCGCTGCATGACATCCAGCCAACTCACACGCCTTTAACCAAACCTTTTGCCCAGGTGTTGTCTTTCCTTTTTCTGCCTTTAATTCAATGACTAACGGCCGACCGCCTTGGAATGGATGCACCATGAACAGATCAGGAAACCCGACATCGCCCTGCGTATAGGTAGCCCAGCGCCCTCGACTGTTCTGTGCCGGCAAGTCATGGTGAATTAACCACCCGTAACGCTTGGCAATGCTTATCACGACATCCTTAAAGTCGGCTTCGCTGATCTTTGGGTCTAACTTCACAAGGATGCCATGTATGTCTTGTCTGCAAGGTGCTTGATTGCCCAACGCACGTATTGCCTTGCTTCGTGCTGTTCAGGGTCAACCATGCTGTTATAGACAACTTGCAGGCGCTCTATGTTTGTAATTAGTTCTTCTAGTGTCATTTCAATACCTCAATGATTCTGCTTGCTTCGTGTGATTTCAACAGCTCTAACACGGCTTCATCGCTGTTCAGTTCGCGCTGGATTAACTCCAATAGTCGAAGATCGTCCATGCCGGCATCCTTAGCAAGTTTCTTGATGTAACCGATCTGCTTAGGTGTAGCAAACGCGCCTTGTGGTATGTGCACCTTGTTGGTTGACTGTTCATGCCCACCTAGACGCTCAACCTTTTGCATTTCTTCGCGCGACGGCCTAGCGCCCTGTTTCGCCAGCCCCATGTTGCTTAGGCAGCGTCCCAAACTAGATGTCTCACAATTTTCCACAAATGATGTGGCATTTACTCCGCGGTCTGTGTGGATTTCATGCGCGTACCCTGTGGCTGATGGGTGTACATCATCGCGGTGTTTCCAGATCACGCTGCGAACAATGCAACTTTCACCGTCATAGTTCCACAGGTTGGTTTCAATGCGACCGTCTGGATATTGCTCCCAGAATCTCGCTAGTCGAGTTTCTACGGTTTCGTAGTTGCTTAGGTCAAAGCCCATCAGATACCAGCCCAAACGCTTAGACGTTGTGCATGGTCATGTTGTCCACCGCGCTGTGCGTATGCCAGTTCGCCTGTGTTGCGGATAATGCCACGACGTGCAGCTGCGTTCAACCGTCCTGCGATGCCCTTGGTAACAGGGAACTGGTCGCCCAGGTGTTGCCAGATGTCGTCAGATGTAAAGAACCCTTTAGCGCGCGCAACGTGCACAATTGCAGCGTCAACTTTGCGTTGTTCTTCGGGTGTCCATTTGGTGTCTGCGCTTGCTTGCGATAATGCCATGCCAACAGCAAACGGTTTTCTTGCCGGCACACGGCCGTCACATACGAAGTGTGTTTTGCCTGTGATTTCTGGGTAGGCGATTGAGCCTTTGCAAATTGTGCAGGTTTTCATTAGAAGTTCGCATTGTCTTCGTCAAGTGTGATGTAAGCATCACCGCCACATGCAGCCTGTACCCACTCCATGCAATCAAGAGTGGTGAAAGGTCGCACATAGATGTCGTTATCTGCTTCGTAAGGCGCGTGTTTTACATCGTTGCCTGTGTAAACGACAAAGCCAATAATTGCGTTAGAAAATTGATTGACAGAATTGGGATTGTTAACAATTTTTAAGTTTTGTGAACTTGGAATTATTTGTATCACGTCGGAATCTCCTTGTAGCCGGTTTAGGAATGTGCTTGTAGTGCTTTGATTGCTAGATCGAGTGTAGTCACATCGTAAAGCGGCATCGGGTCTTCTAATGACAACTGGTTTTTCATTGTCTTTAGACGTTGGATGATGCTTGCGTGTGGGTTTTTGCTGATCGCCATAATGTCGTCAATCAAACTAAAGACCGCCATTGAATGGTTTGCGTTAAGTGTTGAATCAAGCACCATTTTGCGTGTTTCTTCTGTTAGTTCGCCTTGGTTGTATGACACGCCTTCGCTCATTTTGTTGCGCTCCATGGGCCCCAGCCGTAGCCATGACGCTCGACCCCGTAGTTGTAAATTGCTAATGCTGCGAGCAGATTAGTTTCAGCCTGTAACAAATCATCCACCTGGGTGATAATGCCGGCATCGGTTAGCCATGGTGTCCAAAATCCGTTGATCTGCATTAGTCCGCGCGACCCGCCGTTTGGGTCTTTGCTGTTGACCGCGTTTGGTATGCAGCGTGATTCACGGAACATGATTGATTCGAGCACGGTGCGCTGATCTGCAGGCCAGCCGAGGTTTACGGCAAGCGCGCTGAACTGCTCACACGC